CAAGATGATGTAACGGTTACAAGAAAAGATTTTGACGAAACAGAAATCCCGCAAGACGTAGACGTTGAGTTTGCAAAAGCAAACGTTGAGTTTAAAAAATTCCAAATAGAAGTAACTGCTCGCAGAAAATCAATGGATCAGGCTGGCAAAAGACTTGGAACTGAAAAAAAGAAGGTTGCTAAATCCGAACTTAAATTAATAAATCTTCAGAACAAATTAGATCAGTTAAAGCCAAAAATTGACAAAGCTGTAAGAAAAGCATCAGAAGGAAAAGAACGCTCGAACCTGCAATACAGAAGTCTCAACGGTAATGTTTGGATGAACGCAGATGATTTGGAAACAATCAGGCGTTCACAAGAAGGAATGGAAGCCACGCGTGGCAGGGCTGCAAAAGTTATTGGTCCTCTTAGCACCTACCAAAGTATAAGGCGAGCAGTAGGTGCAACATTAGATGACTCTGGTATCAGTATTCAGGGTAAGTTGAGACAGTTTTCTAACCCTAAGCAATATTATCGTGCTTGGAAAGATCATCTTCAGTCCTTGATCGGTAAGCCCGGACGTAAAGGCAATCGTCTACAGCGTGAGGCAATGTCAGACAACGTGAGAAAGTTTGATGAAGAGTCTCAATCTATGGGCGCGCCAAGTTCTCACGAAATAATTGACCGCATGGGTATACGTTTTGGTGGAGTAGATACAGAAGTAACTCTCCGACCAGAAGGCATTACTGGAACAATAGGCAGGCTTCCTCTAATTCGCAGGGCTAACGAAGCCTTCGGTGCTTTTGGTGACATGCTAAGGCTCCGTGATGCTCGTAAAGAAATCATGGAATACATGAGGCTGTCTGGAAAAACATTTGACGAACTTGTTGCAGATGGAACGGCGCGCAAAATTGGTAACGGCGTAAACGGTATTACTGGCTGGACACCAAACGGAGTAGCAGGCGTATATGGCGACATGCTGTTGTTTGCCCCAAGATTCTTTAGGGCAAGAATCGAAACGCTACATCGTGCAATGAAAGGCATGGATGTTGACTTTTTAGTTGATGCCCTTCCGTTTGACAGGCAGATTAGGCGAAATCTAAATATCAACTACGGCATCAGGAACAGTATTGAAGCAGACCAGTTGATTGCACGTAGGGCTGTAATGAAGTTGGTATCAACAGGTACGCTTATTACGGTTGCAGCCAACGAAGTATTGGGTCAGGAAACAGATTTCCAGCTAATGAAAAACGGCAGGATGAATCCAAACTTTATGTCCGTCAGGTTGACAAAGCTTGGTGCGCCTAGAGACTGGAATATCTTTGGTCCTTACAAATCACTGGCTGCGCTTGTCTTAGCATCAAGTGGTGCTGCTTGGGAGAAAGACCCTCAAAAAGCATTAGATGCGTGGCTCAATTTGTCCTCTCCAATTGTCGGAGATATTTTTGAGTTCCTGAATTTCCAAGCGTATGGCGAGTCTAGGTTTGGCGAAACCCTTCCTGAGTACATAGCGGAGAGTCACATTCCATTTGCGCTTCAAGAAGTGCCAAACATTATCAAGGAAACTTCAATAGGTAATCCGAAAGACGCTTTTGGTGGCGCGCTTTCAATAGGTCTTGAATTTGTTGGTGAGCAAAGCAGTGCGCTTTCCCGGTCAGATATTTTGCAAGATTATGTTCGTGATCTGTATAAGTCGGGAATTGTTTCTGCCGACAACTATGACGAACTTGAACCTTATGAAAAGAACGATGTAAAAGATTCGCTTGTTGCAGAACTAGACAAGTTTGAAATTGAAAGCGCAGCTACTGGCAAACCTTTGAGGCGGTACTTTGCGACAGTTGACATTATCAACCGCAGAAGAGATTCGATGCTTCAGGAAGCATTGATATTTTTCAACGCAGGGCGACGTAGTGATGGCAGTGAATACACTAACCGAGATTTTATAAATGACTACTTCGACATCATTGACGATGCACGAGAGCGTAAAGAGCAAGTAGAAGAGACTCTTGGGATTGAGTGGAAAGATAAAGTCATAGCAGATGATGATCTTGAAGCAAAGGCACTTCAGGCTTGGAACGAGGCTCCATCTAAATCCCTAACCGCAGCAGGAAACTACTTGCCTGACAGGGTCAAGGTGTTGCGAAACAAAGTTCTACGAGATTACCCAGAGCAAGTTGATTACATTTTGCGGAATACGAATGACACTCCTTTGCCTCAAGGATTTGTAGAAGCACTAGAGCGAGCCGGGCTGAAATCAACAGTTGAAAACATTAGGAAGTCTGAAGCTGCACGACTAGCACAAGGGGCACCACCGATTCCTTTTGTCCCTTCCGAGACACTAATTTCTCCTGAGCAGCCAGTCGGTGTTCCTCAAGTAACAAGCGCAACACAGCAAACTACTACTGACGTGCCACCAGATGTCTTACGAACAAGGCAACTACTTGCTCCCTAATAAATCTCTATCGTATTATTTGCAAACCTAAATAAGAAAGTGTGCCATCTAACGGTGTCATATTTTGGAGAGAAAACATGGTTACTGAGACAAACGATCAAGGAACAGAATCTACGGTAGAAGTTACCGAAATCCCGCTGAAGATTGACGAGACAGTAGAGGCTCCTGCTCCAGCAGAAACGCCTGCTTCTGACACCGTTGATAATTTATCGGAACCGGATAACTCACCTATCGGGGTTCCTCCTGCTCCTGAGCCTCAAGCCGACACTACTACAGAATTAGAACCCACCCCTGCGCCAAGTGACGAGTTCCGCAAGTACCAATCTGCTACCGATAAACGAATAGCAGAAATGGAAACGGAACTAGCCAATGAAAGAGCAGCGCGCCAGAAAGCCGAACAACTTCAAAATTCTTCTAACTTAGAAGCTGAAGTAAATCTCTATACGCAGCAAGTAACCCAAGCACTGTTGAATCAAGGTTTGGATGAACAAACTGCTATGCAGATGGCTCGTCAGCAAGCTGCTCTTGCAAAAGAAGCATACGTTGCAAGGCAAGAGGCAAATCAAGTTGTAAATAGTTCAAGGCAAATGCAGAGCGAGTTAAATACTCGTACTCAACTTGCTAAAGCGTATGAGTTATCGACTCAATACGGTGTCTCATATGCTGAGTTACAAGACTTGCCTGACCCTGTAACTATGGAAAAGCATGCAAAAGCTTTGGCAGCAATCAAAAAGTTGGAAAACAGGGTGCAACAAGTTACCCCTGCTCAAAGCTTGAACAGTGCAAATCCAGCATCGGATGTGGCTCCTACTAATTCTGAAGAAGTTTTAGATAGATACAACGCAGGTGACCCTGCGATAACTACAGAGATGGCAAGAATAGCTTCTAAAAAGCTAGGCTTTTCTATCTTTGATTGAGGTAAATAAAAATGGCTAGCGTACAAACGAGTACAACTGGCAATCTCCAGAATATGTCTCGTATCATGCTTGCACAGGCACGATACACGGAAGAGCATAACGCCCCATTGGTAGACCTTGTTGAGAAGTTCAACCTAGGCAAGGGCGAGTACAAGCTTGAGATTCCTAAAGTTGCACAGATGGATGCCGAAGACCTCGTAGAAGGTCAGGACATGATCGACAGTGAGGACATTGATGTCTCAACTGTTACTGCAACAACTGCTGAAGTTGGATTGAAAGTAATTATTACTGACACACTTCTTCGCCAGAACAACGAAGATGTTTACAAGATCATTGGTCGCCAGATGGGTGACGCTATGGCTCGTAAGAAGGACACGGACATCATTGCCCTGTTCCCTTCTTTGAACGGCGGATCACCTTTTGGTGATGACAACATCAACTTGAACTTGGCAAATGCTTCTGCAATCATTGCAAATGCAAAGTCACAGAAGTTTGGGAGTGATGTCTATGTAGTTCACCACCCAAATGCAATTTGGAACCTTGCAACTGACATTGGAAACACTCTGGCAACTTACCCGCTGCCTGATGCTTTCAACAAGCCTGCTGTTAAGGATTACTACTCTGGCGTTAAGCTTTCTGGCGTTCCGTTCTTTGAAGACGGAAACATTGCCAAGATTAGTACGTCTGATTCAGGCTACGGTGTAATTGCCGACAGGACTGCAATGGGGCACTTGTCTGCAAGTGGTCGTACCGAAGAGCGTGAGCGAGACGCATCGCTTCGTGCTTACGAGGTTGTTGTAACTGAAGACTACGCAGTCTTTGAAGTCGACGACACTCGTGGTGCTGCTATCCGATACGAAATCGGCGACCCTGCAACTAACAACAGCTAACTAAAAAGAGGGGGCTTTTAGTAATGGTTTCTAGGAAAAGTAGGATTGAAATGTCTGTAGGTGGGGTAAAGAAAATCTCACTATGGAAGAAAGCAATAATTGAGGGAGAAGAAGTTTGGGAAGAGCATCCTAATCTTCCAAAAACTTTTCTTCCGTCCTACTTGAAAAGAGGCTTTGTTGAAAGCCCCCCTAAGCCTGAGCCAAAGGTGGAAGAAGTAGTGGAAGAAGTAAAAGAAAAACCTTCTACTTTTTCTGAAGCTGTTGCGTCAGGTACACTAACCACAGACAGTTCTTCTTTGAGAGTAAAGAAAAAAGTAGAGCAGTCTAAAAAGGTGTAACGATAGACCGAGCCTTTTAATATCGGACTATCGCAGGATTACAAAGCCTGTAAACAATGAGGTAAATAGTTATGGCATTTCCTACAGTCGTTCAGGGTTCGCCCGGATACGACAAGACCGCCACTACAACTCAGAAGCATCGTCTTGGAACAAAGATGACGTTTTCTGACGGGCGAGTTTTTTACTACTCTTACGCAGCGGAAGCAATTACTGCTGGCAAGCTAACAATGGGGTCGCAGACAGCTTCTGACCACATCAAAGACCTTGCTGTCGCAGAGGCAGTTGCTATTGGAGCAAACCAGATCAAGCTAACTAACGGTGGCTCTACTGCTATCACAGGCAGTGGCAAGTACACAGGTAACTTTGGGACTCGTGGTGACTATGTAGATGGCTACGTTTTCATCAACGATGTAACTGGTGAAGGTCAGATTTTCCAAATCGCAGACCACAGTGATGCAGCTACTGGTGAAACATTGACCATTGATCTCTACGACAATGACTCTGTTCAGACTGCGCTAACCACTTCTTCACAGGCAGGTATCCACAAGCCTGTTGGGCATTCTGTAGAAGTTTGGGACGCAGATGACATTGATGGTCCAGTCTTGGGAGTACCAACTCACAACATTGCTTCTGGTGAATACTTCTGGAACCAGACCGCAGGACCAGCAGCCGTACTTACTGCTGGAACTGTGATACTTGGTAACGAGGTTTACAGTTCTACCGATGGTGCTGTAGGTCCATCTGCTGCTAGTAACGCTGTAGAGTGCAGAGTAGGAACGGTTCTTGCTGTTGGCGCAGACACTGAATACTCTTTGATCGACCTTCAGATCAGGGCATAAGTTTTAGAGGGGGCTAACTTGGCGAAGCAGCAAATATGGTTACCTGTGTCTGCAGGTAGAAAAGCAGGGCATCGTCAGGTTAGCCTCTCTAAAGATGTTGAACGTATAATCGGTCAACCATATGAAGAAACCTTTGATGTTGGGAGTGGCAAGAGTGTTTACATTCCCGGAGCATCAAGGCTTGAAGGACACCAATTAGAGGAACTCCTTCACAAAGAACGAGAAGTTGCTGAACAAGAAGCAAAAGCTTTTGCAAGGCAACAGTCAACCCATCCGGTTAGCAAGGAAAAACTAGACGACTTAAGAGGTGGTCTAAAGTCCGTGGCTGACTGGAGAAGAAAGCGTAGATCAAACAAGTAGGTAAATCGTGGCTGCATTTCAAAGCAGAACTAGAGAAGAGATTAGGCGTTCTATTGCCGCAAATTTAGATCAGGTTCCAGCTAGTTCTGCAACAGCAAATGGGGACACAGTAACACTTGTTGATGCCAACTACATAGGCGGAGATGACGAGTTCAACGGAGGGTGGCTTGTCTTCACATCTGGAACCAACGATGGTCTTATCCGCCGGGTAACTGATTACGCTAGCAGTACAGGCACATTTACTTTCAAGCCTGCCGTTGCAGCTTCCACAGCTACTAGCGATACCTACGAATACTGGCGCGCTGAGTATCCGCCTGACCGAATCCATGAGTTCATCAATCAGTCGATAATTCAGAGGACTCCTCGTGGTCTTGTTATCAACGAAGACATATCTAACCACGGGCATATAAAAGATAGTCGTTACGACATTCCTTCAGGGATGGTAGCGGTAACACAAGTAGATTACCGTCACCATTTTTCTGGGGAGCAGATTCAAGACGCTAACCTTGTTTGGACAGAGCAAGTTGATGGCGACGTAACGATGACCAAAGACACGCAAGACTTCAAAGCAAACAATGCGTCTTCTCGTCTTTACATAAGTGGTTCTGTTTCTTCTGGAGACATCCTTGCGTCACAAGCTATTGGCTCAAAAGACCTTAGAAGGTATGACGCTGTTGAGTTTTGGATCAAGTCCTCTACTACTACAGCAGCAGGCGACATCACTCTGTGTCTAAGCAGTGCAGCAAATCTAGGGGATATAAAAGAAACTCTTTCAGTTCCTGCACTGACTGCGAGAACGTGGACTTACTGCCGGGTTTCGCTAGCAAACCCTGAAGAAGATGACGCAATTATTTCTGTTGGACTCAAGTACGCAACGACTGGTGCTAGGTACGTTTGGATAAACGACATCAAGGCTGTCGAAACAGAGTCTGCCGTATATAACAGGTTGTGGTCTGGAACTTACCGGGTAGACAGAGAGTCAAGAAAAATCTTTTTGTCTGAGTCTGCAAGAAAAGAAGTAGGCTACAGCTTAGTGCGCCTTATTGGGTACAGCCTTCCGTCATTGCTCAGTAGTGATTCTGCTACTTGTGAAATAGACCCTGACTTGGTAGTCGCTCGCGCTACAAGCAAAGCCTTGTTTAGCCTTGCTAGAGGACGTACAACAGACCCTGACGACAATGACCGAAGGGCTGCGTACTTTGAGGGCATAGCTGCTCAAGCAGAAAGGTCGCTCCCTGCAATTAGACCCGGCACGAAGATGGTGGACTAATGGCATCTGTTGTTGGCAAGAACGAAATACTTCTGAACAACGAGCGGTATCGAATTTCGGGACCAGTTCGCAAGACCCTTGTAAGCATTGCTGCCCCAAGATTTACCATCGGTGACACTCAGCGTGGTGCTGACCCAAGGGCTTCTATCCTCACACAGAACGACTTCCGTGGTGGTATTGGCTGGGAGCGTGGTCTTGACCCTTCAACAATAGACAGGGTGTGGTGGTCTGATTGTCAGACTAGGTACAAAGGACACCTTCTTTTACCTAGAAAATCTAATCAAACAGCAGTTATAAATGCTGGAACTGTAAAGTCAATTTCAGAATTTACTGTTGGGGCAGGTACAGATTTGTACGTTGTTTTTTCCAACAACAACGTATACAAGTATTTGAACGCTAGCGATACATGGTCTTCAAGCCTTAAAACTTTAACTGGAGCAACAAAAGAAACTGTTGTCTTTAGAGACACCACAGCTAACTACTTAATATTTGCTAGAGGAGCAAACGGTTACACGTACACCACTGATGGCTCTACGTTTACAGATATGGGCACAGGTAATGGTGGGCATACTGACCATAGAGATGTTGAACACTTTGCTGTTTGGCATAACCAACTATGGGGCATAGATAAAGAAGGCACTCTAAAACAGTGGGCTTCTGGACCAACTGTTAGCCCTGATTTAAAAGCTACGCTTCCTCTCCCAGACAGTTACGTTACATCTCTGTTCGTTTATCGAGACGCTTCTGGTACTCCCATTCTTTATGCAGGTACAAAGGTTGGGCTTTGGGCTTACGATGAAACTAACAACCGCTGGGAAGAAACAGAACTAAGACTTCCGTACCACGAAAACTCTGGCGAAAGTGCAATTGTTTGGCGAGATGCGGTCTACTTCCCTGCTGGCAATGCTATTTATAAATACCAAACAGGCTCTAACACAGCAGTAGTAAGCCTTGTTGGTTTCGACCGTGACCACGGTGTTCCTGAAGCTTACTCAGGTCAGATCGTAAAACTAATTGGAACCCACAATGACTTGCTTGCGTTTGTAAACGCAGACACATTTGTGACCTACAGCCTCTTTGCTACTGGTAGGCAAAACTCTGGTCTTGGTGGTGCTTCTCCTCCTGTTTCCGGTATAGGAGCCTCAGTTATTTTGGGCTATAACGAAACAGCTTGGGAAGTTAAGTGGATTGGCGCAGATAACACAGGGCTTGAAAACGCTAGCGTAAGTTTTGCTTATAACGAATACCGAATGTGGTATGGAGTTGGTAATCAGCTTTACTGGATAGCTTTATCGACTGATGTAATAAACCCTGACCAGATTTCAACATTCCAGTATGCAAGTAGCGGGACAATGGAAACGCCTTGGTTTGACGGGGGCGATGCTGCTGGTAACAAGACAGCTATTTCATTGAGAACAGTTACATCTGGCTGTTCTGCTGATGTGAATATAGCTGTTTCTTATGCGACTAATTTCAATAACACGTACACATCCCTTGGAACAATTACCACTAATGGGACAACTACTTACGATTTTGCTGCTGGTGTAGGTGTTGAGTTTGCATCTATCAAGTTCAAGGTAACCCTGACAAGTAATTCAATTTTATCTAGCCCTGATCTAAACCTGATAGAACTAAGGTGGAGAGAAAAGATTCCACCGAAGTACGGATTTAGTGTGACGATAGATGCCAATAAAAACTTCAGAGGCAAAACTTCTAAAGAATTGTTAGACAACATAACAACTGTTATCAACACCAACACACTTGTTCCGTTTACCTACAAGGACAACGATTCCGACAGGACTTATTATGTTGATCTAATAAGTGCTTCCGGTTTTGAATTTACTGGTTTAGATGAAAGAGGTCAGATACAAATCCAGTTGGTTGAAACGTAATGGCTGAAAGCATTGACACTATTGTCACGCCAGAGTGGTGGGTAGGCAGTGGTCCTGAGTATTTATGCTGGCAAGCTTTACTAAAGTTAGGACTCAAACCAAACATAGATTTTTTGTACCAGTCTCAACTGGCTGGTGGCAGGCAATCAAAGGGGGGAAGGGTCATTGACTTTGAAATTTATAACCCACCCAACATTGCGATAAATGTACAAGGCGTGTTTTATCATTACGAAAAAGGTGCAGCTGTAAGACAGTCAGACATTCTTACTAGAGAGTACCTAGCAACATTGGGAATAAAACTGATCTTCATAGACGAGGACGATTTGATAGACGATGCGAGGGCTATTGTAGGAGATGCCTTAGCAGGAATAGACCGATCAAGGTTTGGCAGGTAATTAGTTATGGCAACAACTCTACAGGGCTTTGTATACGACAATGCAGGGAACGCTATTTCTGGAGCAACAGTTCAGGGTTACGTTAGCGCAGACGAAGCCACAGTAGTTGCTGGTGACCCTACCACTACTGACACTAACGGCAAGTGGACTATTACTACTTCAGACCCGACCCATATTCCTATGGACATCAAGATTACTTACGGGTCTAACGTCCGATGGCTAAAGGGTTACGACAAGACCAGCTTGAGCGATATAAGTGTGGGGAACATTGCACTCGACTCAATTAGTGCAGATGATACCGACATAAACATTGCTGTAAGCGATAACTCCGCAACAGCTTTGACAGTCAAGCAAGGGACTGATTCTTACCTAATTGTTGATACTGCTGATGGCAGCGAGTCTGTGTCTATTGGTACAGGTATTGCAGGTACTTCAGTAACACTAGGTAATGCCACTTCAGAAGTAACTGTTGCAGGAAACCTAACGGTTAGCGGAACACAAACAGTTGTAAACACTGTAACGATGAACGCTACTAACGCTGTTGTATTTGAAGGTGCTACAGCAGACGACTTTGAAACAACGCTAACGATTGAAGACCCAACAGCAGATCGTACTGTTGTTATTCCTAACGTATCAGGAACGATACCGATTCTTGCAGCGGATAGTGACACCGCTATTACTGCAACTCCAACAGAACTAAACCTGTTAGATGGTGATACCGCTGTAGGAGGGTCAATTGACATTGAAGACACTGATGGTTTTGTTGTCAATGATGGCGGGGTAATGAAGACAATCCCGGCTTTAGACATAAGCGATTATGTTGGAGACACCGACACAACCTACACAGCAGGAGCATTACTAGACCTAACTGGAACTCAGTTCGACGTAGATTTGACCGAAGCTGCGGAAGCTGCCATAGCTGACGGAGATTACATCTTATTCTTAGATGGCGGTGCAACCGGAACGCAATCCAAAGAAGCGGTTCACGACCTAGCAACTTTGTTTGCTGGTACAGGACTTACTGCTACAAGTTCGGTGCTTGCTGTTGATTCTTCTCAGACTCAGATAAATGCAGTAGGAACTATTGGAACAGGAACGTGGGAAGCCACTGACATTGGGGTTGAACACGGTGGTACTGGAGTATCTTCATTTACCGACGCTGGTGTTCTTATCGGAAACGGTACTGGTGCAATACAAGTAACATCTGCTGGTACATCAGGTCAGGTTCTTACTTCAAACGGTGCAGGTGTTGACCCGACCTTCCAAGACGCTGGTGGGGGTGGCGTTGACCTTCAGACGTTCACTTCGTCCGGTACATGGACTAAGCCTGCCGGGGCTACGATGGTAATGGTTGAACTATGGGGTTCCGGGGGTGGAGGCGGTGCTGGTAGACGAGGTGCTGATGGTACTCACCGTTCCGCAGGTGGTGGCGGTGCTGCTGGTGGTTACACTCAAATGTTATTCCCGGCATCCGATCTAAGTGCTACTGAAACTGTAACGATTGGAGCAGCAGGAAGTGGTGCAGCAGCAGTCACATCTGATAACTCTAACGGGGATTACGGCGGTGACGGAAACCGCACATCATTCGGTTCAAGCAGTACACGATATTCTGCTGCTGGTGGTCAAGGTGGATATGGTGGATTCAGTACATCTACCGGTTCCAACCGTTCTGGTGGGCACACTAATACTTCTTATACCGCTGCTGGAATACCGTTTGGTGCCGGTGGTCTTGGTCAACGGGCTAGAACAGACGGACTGAACGACAACGATTCCGGTAACTGGGGTGGAGGCGGAGGCGGTGCCGGTGGCGGTATCAACTCTGGCAATACCGAAAGAGCCGGTACCGATGGAGCAGAACGATCTGCTTACCTTTCAAATTTTAACCCACCAGATAACCAAGGTGGTGGTGGCGCAGGTGGTGCAGCGGGAGGCGTTGCGGGAAGCAATGGTTCCGAGTTCGGAGATGGTGGTGGAGGTGGTGGAGCCAACCGTTCCGCTGCTGCTGGTGCAGG